GGCATCGGTGACGATCGAGACCGCGATCATGCAGAGGGTGCTGGAAGCCCATGTCCGCGAACAGCTCGACGCCCTCGCCGACCTCCGGGTCTCGCTTGCATGATGAGGATGACGACAACGACCTGACGGCCGACCTCGATCTAGGCTTCGACGGCGCCGAGGATCTGCTGCGGGTCTGGCGGCAGGGGCTGCGGCCTGATCCGAACCTGACCGTGTCGGAATGGGCGGATCAGCATCGCTGGCTGTCGTCGCGCGGCGCGGCCGAACCGGGGCGCTATCGCACAGCCCGTGCACCCTATCTGCGCGAGATCATGGATGCGCTGTCCCCGGGCCATCCGGCCCAGCGCATCACTTTCATGAAGGCTGCGCAGGTGGGCGCGACCGAGGCCGGAAACAACTGGATCGGCTTCGTCATCCATCACGCCCCGGGACCGATGCTGGCGGTGCTGCCGAGCCTCGAACTGGCGAAGCGGACGTCACGGGGTCGTCTTGACCCGCTGATCGCAGACAGTCCTGCACTGCGCGAACGGGTCAACCCGGCCCGATCCCGCGATGCGGGCAACTCGATGCTGTCGAAGGAATTCCCCGGCGGCATCCTGGTCCTGACCGGCGCGAACAGCGCAACCGGCCTGCGGTCGATGCCCGCGCGCTATGTCTTCCTCGACGAGGTCGACGCCTATCCGGCCTCGGCCGACGAGGAAGGCGATCCGGTCACGCTGGCGGAAGCCCGCACCACCACCTTCTCTCACCGGCGCAAGGTGTTCATGGTCTCGACCCCGACCATCCGGGGGCTGTCCCGGATCGAGAGGGAATTCGAGGCATCGGACCAGCGGCGCTACTTCGTGCCCTGCCCGCATTGCGGGGCGATGCAGTGGCTGCAATTCGACCGGCTGCGCTGGGCGAAGGGGAAGCCGGAGACGGCAGCCTATCACTGCGAGGGTTGCGAACGCCCCATCGCCGAGCACCACAAGACCGAGATGCTGGCCAAGGGTGAGTGGCGGGCAACAGCGGTTTCCAAGGATCCGAAGGCCATCGGCTTCCACCTCTCGGCTCTCTATTCGCCGCTGGGCTGGAAGAGCTGGTCCGACGTCGCGCGGGAATGGGTGGCGGCCCAAGGCTCGGACGAGACGCTGCGCGCCGCGCGCAACACGCTGCTGGGCGAAACGTGGGTCGAGGGCGGCGACGCGCCGGAGTGGCAGCGGCTGGCGGATCGGCGGGAAGCCTGGAAGCCGGGCACGGTGCCGATGGCGGGGCTGTTCCTCACCGCCGGGGCGGACGTCCAGAGGGACCGGATCGAGGTTGATATCTGGGCATGGGGTCGGGGGCTTGAGTCCTGGCTTGTCGATCACATCGTGATCCCGGGCGGGCCTGACGCCCCAGAAGCCTGGGACAAGCTTACTGCCCTGCTCGGACGGTCGTGGCAGCATGCCAACGGCGCCTTCATGACCGTGGCGCGGCTTGGCATCGACACCGGCTATGAGGCGGCGGCGGTCTATGCCTGGTCGCGCAAGGTCGGGTTCGAACAGGTCGCGCCCCTGAAGGGGCTTGAGGGCTTCAACCGGGCGGCACCGGTCTCGGGGCCGACCTATGTCGATGCGACCATCGGCGGCAAACGCCTGCGCCGGGGCGCGCGGCTCTGGTCGGTGGCGACCGCGACATTCAAGGCGGAGACCTACCGCTTCCTGCGGATTGAACGGCCGAGTGACGAGGACCGGGCGCTGGGCGTGCTCGATGGGGCGGGGACTGTCCACCTGCCCAGCTGGGCCGACACCGAATGGTTGAAGCAGCTGGTGGCCGAGCAGCTGGTCACGATCCGGAACAAGCGCGGCTATGCGCATCAGGAATGGCAGAAAATGCGCGAGCGGAACGAGGCGCTGGACTGCCGGGTCTATGCCCGCGCCGCGGCATGGATCCTCGGTGCCGACCGGTGGGATGAGGCCACCTGGCGACGGCTCGAGGCGCAGGCAGGAGTCGAAACGCACCTGCCCGTCGCCGTGCCCACGGCTCCCACACAACCCGACCCGGCCCAACCCAAGGCCGGAACCCTGACAACGCCACGCCGGAAACGGCGGGCCTATACCCCGAACTTCATGAGGGACTGATGGACCTGGAACGCATGCAGGCCCTGCTCGTGACACTGCAGGAAGCCCGCTTCGCCGGGCTGCGCAGCGTCAGCTATGACGGCAAGACCGTGACCTACGGATCGGACGCCGAACTGGCCGCGGCGATCAGGGATCTGGAAGGCCGGATTGCTACCGCCTCGGCCACCCCGCGTCGCCGCCGCTGGGGCACGGTCGCGACGAAGGGTCTGTGACCATGGTGCTGGATGCCTTCCGTCAACGCCTCGGCAGCATCATCGGCGGGTTCGACGCGGCGCAATCCCACCGGCGCATGCGCGGGTTCCGGGCCACCCGCGCCCATGTGAACACGCTGATCGCCGCCTCGGGCGAGACGATCACCGCCCGGGCGCGTTGGCTGGTCCGGAACAACGGCTACGCAGCGAACGCCGTCGATGCCTTCGCGAACCATGTCGTCGGCGACGGGATCAAGCCCTCGTCGAAGATCGCCGATGCCGCGAAGAAGGAAGAGTTGCAGAAGCTCTGGCTCGCCTGGACGGACGAGGCCGATGCCGAGGGGCTGACGGACTTCTTCGGGCTGCAGCGCCGGGCCGCGCGCGAGGTGTTTCTGGCGGGTGAAGTCTTCCTGCGGATCCGCACGCGAAGGGCAGAGGATGGCCTAACCGTGCCGATACAGTTGCAGATGCTGCCGTCAGAGATGCTGCCGCAGGACATGACCCGCGTCCTGTCCGGTTCCGGGTCGATCCGACAGGGCATCGAGTTCGACGGCATTGGTCGCCGCGTGGCCTATCATTTCCTGCGCCGCCACCCGGGCGACATGACCGATCCGGGGCTGGCCGGGGAGACGGTGCGCGTGCCCGCGTCCGAGGTAATCCATATCCTCGACCCCGTCGAGGCGGGCCAGCTGCGGGGCGTGTCGCGCTTCGCCGCAGCGGTGGTGAAGCTCTTCACCCTCGACCTCTACGACGACGCGGAACTGGAGCGGAAGAAGACGGCGGCGATGTTCGCGATGTTCATCACCTCCCCCGCTCCGGAAACTGCCCTCGATCCCGCCGAGGACGATCTGGAGGTGGAACCGGGCCAAGTGGTGCGACTTGATCCCGGCGAGGATGTCACCACGCCATCCACCCCGGATTCCGGGTCCACCTACGAACCCTTCCAGTACCGCACGCTTCTGCAAATCGGCGCGGCGCTGGGCGTGCCCTATGGCTACCTGACCGGCGACACGGCGAAGGGGAACTTCTCGAACACGCGGATTGCGTTGGTGGACTTCCGCCGCCGCATCTCGGCCTTCCAGCATTCGGTGATGGTCTATCAGCTCTGCAGGGCGGTCTGGACGCGCTGGATGGACATGGCGGTGCTTGCGGGCGCCATCGATCTGCCGGGCTATGCCACCGACCGGCGCACCTGGCTCGCCTGTGACTGGCTTCCCACGAAATGGGACTGGATCGATCCGGCCAAGGATGCCTCGGCCGAGATCCTGCAGATCGAAGCGGGCCTGAAATCCCGCACACAGGCCATCGCCGAGCGCGGCTACGACGCCGAACAGGTCGACCGCGAAATCGCGGCAGAGCGGAAACGCGAGGCGGAACTCGGTCTCGACTTCCGACGGCCGGGATCCCCGGCGCAGGCGGCAGGTGGCGGCGCGGGGCAAGGCGCTGAGGGCCAGCAGGAAAATCAGCACGACGGCGGCAATCAGGAAGACGACAGCGAGGACCGGGAACCCCGGCCCGCGGAGGAAGGATGATGCACCACACCCAGATCGCCCAGCGCGTCTTCAACACGCCCTTGATGGTCGATCCCGCCAAGGCGCTGGCCTTCCTGACCGGCCTTGGCCCACGGATCGCCGGTTGGGAGATCAGTGTCGAGGGACTGGAAATCACGGTCGAAGATCGAGATGCAGCCGCCTTGCCCGCCCGGGCCTCTCTCTTTGGCGATGACCTGACCAATCGCCAGGGGCGGGATGGCGGTCGGCCCTTCGCTGTCGTCGACGGGATTGCGGTGATCGAAATCGCGGGCACGCTGGTGCATCGCGGGGCGTGGATTGGGCAGTCCTCCGGGCTGACCTCCTATGAAGGCATCGCAGCACAATTGCAGGCGGCGCTGACCGATCCCGCCATCCGCGCCATCGCCCTCGACATCGACAGCTTCGGCGGCGAGGTGGCCGGGGCCTTCGATCTTGCCGACCGCATCCGCGCGGCGCGTCAGGTCAAGCCCGTGCAGGCCTTCGTCGCCGATCACGCGCTCTCGGCCGCCTATGCGCTGGCCTCACAGGCCGACCGCATCATCCTGCCCCGCACGGGTGCCGTCGGCAGTATCGGCGTCGTGGCCATGCACAGCGACATGAGTGGGGCGCTGGACCAGAAGGGCATCGCCGTCACGCTGATCCATGCAGGCGCGCGCAAGGTCGATGCGAACCCCTATCAGCCCCTGCCCGAGGCCGTCCGCGCCCAGATCGCGGGCGAGTTGGAAGACCTCCGTCAGCTCTTCGCGCAAACCGTCGCCGAGGGCCGCGGGCGGCGTCTCGACACAAGCCAGTCGCTGGGCACCGAGGCGGCCGTCTTCCGCGGAGAGGCGGCGGTCTTTGCCGGTCTCGCCGATGAGGTGGCCGATCCCGTCACCGCCTTCAGCGCCTTCGCCGCCGCACCCCGCGGCACATCCACCCCCAGAGGAAAGGGCCCGATGATGACCACCGCCCCCGAAGACCATGCGCAGCCTCCGGCCGCGCCCGCTGCCAGCGCCCCGCCGGAACCGGCCCCGCCCGCGGCAGTCGCACCGTCGCAGTCGGAAGCGACGCCCTGCGTCGAGGCCATCCGTGCGGAGGCGGCCGAAGTTGCGCAGGTCTGTGCACAGGCCGCGCGCCTCGGCATCCAGATCGACGCCGCCGATGCGGTCGCCAAGGGCGTGAAGCCGGAAGCTCTGCGCGCCAAGGTGCTGGCCGATCTCGCCGCCCGCAGCGATGCCGCAGGCATCATCGCCACCGCTCCTGCGCCTGGGGCCAAGGAAAGCCCCATCGTCGCGGCCGCGAAGAAATCGGCCGCCGCCTCGCGCTGACATTTCCACCTGCGCTAGCCGCATCCCCATCCCCCAACATCTTGGAGACTGGACCATGCCCGTCCTGACGGAACCGCCCAGCATGGGCGATGTCCTCAAATATGAGGTCAACCCGAACTACACCCGCGAGGTGGTGACGCTTCTCGCGGGCACGCCCTATCCCGTCGGCGCCGTCCTCGGCCGCATCACCGCCAGCGGCAAGTACAAGCTGGCGACCAGCGGCGGCACCGATGGCGCGCAGATCGCATCGGCCGTCCTGCTCTATGCCGTCGATGCCACGCTGGCCGATGCCACCGGCATCGTCGTTGCCCGAGGCCCGGCCATCGTCTCGCGTGCTGGCCTCGCCTACGACGCCACCGTCGATGACGCGGCGAAGATCACCACCAAGATCGGCCAACTCGCCGCAGCAGGCATCATCGCCCGCGACGGCGTCTGATCCCCCTCATTCCCCCGGAGCATCCCCATGACCCTCGTCCGCAATCCCTTCGACGCTGGCGGCTATTCGCTGGCCGAGATGACGCAGGCCATCAACATCCTGCCCAACCTCTACACCCGCCTCGCCCAGATCGGCCTCTTCCGCTTCGAAGGGGTCAGCCAGCGCTCGGTCATCATCGAGCAATACGAAGGCGTCCTGAGCCTTCTGCCCTCCGTCCCCCTCGGCGGCCCCGCCACCGTCGGCACGCGGGAGGGCCGGTCGATGCGCAGCTTCGCCCTGCCGTGGATCCCGCATGACGATGTGGTCCTCCCCGCCGACATCCAAAGCGCCCCCGCGCTGGGCGCGTTCGATGCCGCCGATCCCCTCGTCGAGGTGATGAACCGCAAGCTCATGCTGATGCGGCGCAAGCATGCCCAGACGCGGGAATACATGGAGATGAACGCGCTGCGCGGCATCGTGAAGGACGGCGCAGGCACCACGCTCTACAACTACTTCACCGAATTCGGCCTTGCGCAGATCTCGGTCGACTTCGTTCTCGGCACTGCGGGCACCAACGTGCAAGGCAAGGTCCGCGAGGTGCTGCGGGCCATCGAGGACAACCTTCTGGGCGAAGCGATGACCTCGGTCCATGCCCTCGTCAGCCGCGAATTCTTCGACAAGCTGATCGCGCATCCGAAGACCGAGGAGGCCTACAAGTTCTACGCCTCGACCGGCGCCCAGCCCCTGCGTGAAGATGTGCGGCGGAACTTCCCCTTCGGAGGGATCCTGTTCGAGGAATATTCGGGCACCGTCACCCTCTCGACCAAGGCCACCGAACGGTTGGTCCCGGCGAACGAGGGGATCGCCTTCCCGCTCGGCACGATGGACACCTTCACCACCTATGGCGGCCCGGCAAACCTCCTGGAAACCGCCAACACCATCGGCCTGCCGCTCTACGCCCGCCAGCATCTCGACGAGAAGGGCCGCTGGATCGACGTGATGACCGAGGCATCGATCCTGCCGGTCAACAAGCGGCCGCGGCTGGCGATCCGTCTGCACACGTCTAACTGACGGACGCCGCCCATGTCCGTCTTTGCCGCCGCCATGGACCGCATCTTCACCCATGCCTCCATGGCGGCCCCTGCCCTCTGGATCTCGGCCACCACATCCGAGGAACGCCCGATCCGTGTCATTCGTCGTGCACCCGACCGCGTCACCGACTTCGGCGCTGGGCGCTTGGTCAGCGATACGACAGTGGTGGACGTGCGCGCGGCGGACCTCCCGGCCCCGCGCCCGGGCGATATGATCGTCATCGGCGCGGACAGCCATGTGATCCAGGGGGAACCCCTGCGCGACCGGGAACGGTTGATCTGGACCCTCGACCTGAGGCCAGCATGAGGCTGAAGCTGGAAATCAACCCCAACCTTGCCGCCCTGATGCAGGCGGAAATCGCCGCGGGCGAGAAGGCCGTCACCACCGCCATGCGCGCGGCGGGCGCGGGCCTCAAATCTGCCTGGCGCGGCCAGATCACCGGCGCGGGCCTTGGCACCCGCCTCGGCAACTCGATCCGGCTGGCCAACTATCCCAAAGGTGGCGAAAGCCTGAACGCCGCGGCGCTGGTCTGGTCGAACGCCCCGGTGATCGTCGGCGCGCATGACACCGGGCCGCTGATCCGGTCACGGAACGGGTTCTGGCTGGCCATCCCCACCCCGGCGGCGGGCAAATCCACCCGCGGTGGTCGCATCACCCCCGGCGAATGGGAACGCCGCACGGGACTGCGATTGCGGTTCGTCTATCGCCGCCGGGGCCCAAGCCTGCTCGTGGCGGAGGGGCGGTTGAACAGCAAGGGGCGCGCGGTGGCGTCGCGCGCGAAGACCGGCCGCGGGCTGACCACGGTGCCGATCTTCCTGCTGGTGCCGCAGGTCAAGCTGCGCAAGCGGCTGGATCTGGCAAGGGATGCCGAGCGGGCCATCGACGGCGTGCCGGGGCGGATCGTGGCAGGGTGGGCGCCACCACCATCAAGCTGAAAGAGCCTGAGTGCATCAACGCTGGTCCAACAGCCCTCCGCTCAATATGCTGGATGTCAACCATACTCCTGCCCATCGCCCCTTGTTACCGAGATCAGCCTGGCGCACATAATCAATGACATAAGACACCGAGCATAGGCGGGTTTCAGGAATGACCTCGATTGATCTTCTCGAGCCACTTCGACGGCGTCGTTCTCGGCTAGAAAGGCTCGCTGATCAAGTCAAGGCGCTAGAAAGGGGCCGTGATGAGCTTCAGCGCGCGGTAGCTGACTTCAAGGCTTTCCGACCAGAGATTGAGAAGGGCAAGATCGACAGCCTCGAGATCACCGCGACAAACCTTTCGAGGAAGATCGCCGATCAAGAGGTCAACACTACAAACCTGGACCGCCGCCTTCACGGCGCAAATGCTGCCAAGGTTAGCCCGTTGGTGGTTTGGAAATACTTTACTGCAGAGCAAAAACAGCTCCGCTCCGAGGCTTCGCGTCTTGCGTCAGAGCTGTCTTCGGCCAAGCAGCAGCTGTCCAAGGATCAAGGGGCACTCGACAAAGTCCGTTCGGACATCAATGCGGCCAGAAAGCGCATTTCGGATCACGGGAACTTCGACCTGAGCGGTTCCGAGATGCGGCTTTCGTCTCTTGGGCCGGAGATTGAACGGCTTAAGGCCGCTCACGCGGCGGACAACGCTGAACTTGTGCGTATCGAGACCAAGATCCGCCCGCATACCCAAGAACTTGATCGTTTGAAGTCGGAACTCGCCACGCTGAATGCTGACATCGCGCGAGCGAACCGCTTCGAGCAAGACCTTTCATCAGCGGCCAACAGCTACGAACGTGCCATGATCCACAAGGAGTGCGAAGAAAAGTTCGGAACGGGAAGTCCCAAGCAGGTCATCAGTGAGCGCAGGGGAAAAATCCGAAGCCTCGACAACAATATTCCGAAACTCGAGCGTCGCATCCGGGAAGAGCTCCAGAAGCTGGAAAGAACTATCAGCCACCTTTTGATTGACGGAAACAACGCATGCTACGAAGGGCAATCGTTCATAGGACTTCGAGCTATCTCCGCTCTGCTTCGAGAACTGGGCGGTCGATATAAAACCACGGTGGTCTTCGACGCTTCGATACGTGCGATCCTGAAGACCGATACCCAAGGGGTTGAGCGCGCGCTGGGTACATCGGTCAACACGCATGTGGCTCCAACCAAGTCTGCGGCCGACGAATACCTGCTGAAGCTGGCCGACCAGGACAACAGTGCCTTCATCCTGAGCAATGACCGCTTTGCCGAGTATCATGACTATAGTGCCGTGAAGTCGGGCCGACTGTTCAGGTTTCTTATTGCGGACGGAAAACTGATGGCCAATGATATTGATGTTACAGTGAGTTTTTGAGGATGAACGGTGGCAGATGCTTCGAATCCCTGAGCTGACGATAAACTGGCACATTCTCGAAGCATGCAACTACGACTGCTATTTCTGCTACGCCAAGTATGGCCAGAAGTCGATTTTCTCTCGTCGCTACGCGGAAATCTTGCGCGAACTTGGATCGCTGAACGGCCGCAGGATCGACTTCCAAAGCGGCTCCGTCATCGCAGAAAGCGTCCGGATCAATTTTGCGGGCGGTGAACCGTTTCTTGAGAAGGAACTTGTCCAAGCCATTGCTCTCGCTTACAATCTTGGCCTTCGACCATCCTTCATCAGCAATGGCTCACTGTTGACGGACGACTTCATCATGGAATTCGGGCCGATGATCTCGGTCGCAGGGTTCAGCGTGGACAGCTTTGATGAGGAACAGAATCAAAGGATCGGCAGGCGGGACAACCGGGGATCGCAGGTCAGTTACGAGCGGATGGCTGAAATATTCAGGGCATTCCGGCACGTCTCTCCGAATACACTGCTCAAGATTAACACCGTTGTGTGCCGCGAGAACGTCGGCGATGACCTTACCCTTCCGCTTTGCGAACTGCGACCAGACCGATGGAAAGCGCTGCGGGTCATCCCTATTCATGGCGCTGCTGGCATTGGGATATCTGACAAAGAGTTCTCCGATTTTCTAAAGCGCCATCGCGAAGTTCCGGGCAAGATCGTGCCAGAGGACAACGCCGACATGCACCGGTCCTACATCATGCTTGATCCGGATGGCCGCTTTTATCAAAGGGAAGGCTCCGACTACCTCCGCAGTGCGCCCATCTTGGATGTAGGAGCCGCGACGGCTCTCCAAAGTGTCGAATTCGATGCCGAAACCTACTTCAGCCGTTACTGAAACCCTGTTTCAGGCTAGGCTTGGAAGGCTCTGAGCAATGCCCACCACCCGCGAGACCGTCCTCGCCGCGCTGCATGCGCGGTTGCAGCCGCTTGCCGTCCTCACCCTGCGCGACGAGGTGCTGCCCGAACGGGTCCCTGCGGCGGGGCTGATCATCCTGCGCGACGGTCAACCCGGCGAGCCGGAAGTTACCCTGTCGCCCCTGCGCTACCATTACCAGCACCGCGCCGAGCTGGAAGTTGTCGTCCAAGCCCCGAATGGCCGTGCCAGCGCTTTCGACACTCTGATCACTGCCATCGGCACCGCGCTGGAAGCCGACCGCACGCTGGGCGGCCTTTGCGACTGGGTCGAACCCGAGGCCCCGGCCTCGGTCGACCTGCCCGTCGAGGGTGCCGCGGCGCTGAAAGCGGCGGTGATCGCCGTCGTCCTGCACTACACCACCACCAGCCCTCTGGGCTGACTTCCCCCACATAGGAGACCCCCATGGCACGCGCACACGGCGCGCGGGCGCAGATGGCGCTTGCATTCGAGACAGTTTACGGCACCCCGCCCGCCAGCGGCTATCGGCTGATGCCCTTCGCCCGGACGACGCTGGGCGCGGAACAGCCGCTCTTGAACAGCGAACTGCTGGGCTACGGCCGCGATCCCCTGGCCCCGATCAAGGACGCGGTCACCGCCGATGGCGAGGTGGTGGTGCCGATCGATGTGGAGGCTTTCGGGTTCTGGTTGAAGGCGGCCTTCGGTGCCCCGACCACCACGGGGACCACGCCGAAGACCCACACCTTCCAGTCCGGAAACTGGACGCTGCCCTCGATGGCCATAGAAGTGGCGATGCCCGAGGTGCCGCGGTTCGCGATGTATGCGGGTTGCGTGATGGACCAGTTGTCGTGGCAAATGAGCCGCTCGGGCCTCCTGACGGCCACCGCCAGGCTGATCGCGCAAGGCGAGGCCATCTCAGCCACCACCGCCGCGGGAACGCCGACCGCGCTGGGCCTGCAGCGCTTCGGCCATTTCAACGGGGTGGTGAAGCGCAATGGCACGGCCTTGGGCAACGTCGTCTCGGCAGAGATCACCTATGCCAACGGCCTCGACCGGATCGAGACCATCCGCAACGACGGCAAGATCGAGGGCGCCGATCCCGGCATGGCCGCCCTGACGGGGCGGATCGAGGTGCGCTTCGCGGACTCCGCGCTGGTGACCCAGGCCATCGACGGCACGCCCTGCGAATTGGAATTCGCCTACAGCCTTGGGGCGAACGCCAGCTTCACCTTCACAGCCCACGCCGTCTACCTGCCTGTCCCGCGGATCGAGATCCCCGGGCCGCAGGGCATCCAGGCCAGTTTCGACTGGCAGGCCGCGAAAGCCACCAGCCCCGCCCGCATGTGCACCGCCGTCCTAGTCAACACCGTTACGGGATACTGACCATGATCCGACTGAACCTGTCGAACCGGCCCGAATGGCTGGACCTGCTGCCCGGACTGCGCGTCCTGGTGGCCCCCTTGACCACCGCGCTGATGGTCTCCGCCCGCGCCGATCCGACCATCGATGACCTTTCGGAAAGCTCCAGCCAGGAGGATATGGCGCTGGCCATGGCCAAGGCGGTCGCCCGCCGCGCGGTGCTGGAATGGGAAGGGGTCGGTGACGATGACGGCAACCTCGTCCCGGTCAGCCCGGCCGGGATCGACGCCCTCCTCGAAATCTGGCCCGTCTTCGAAGCCTTCCAGGCGCAATACGTCGCCCGCGGCCTGATGCTGGACGCGGAAAAAAACGCCTCCGCGCCCTCGCCGACTGGTCCTTCGGCGGGGGCGACGGCTACTGCGCGGCCTGCGCAGGCCCCTGCCCCGACTGCCCCGCAAGACTGAACCAGCCGCAAACGGTCGAGGGCTGGCAGGTCTGGGACCTGACCCAGCGCCTTGGCGGCCAACTGCGCATCGCCCCCGGCGCGGTCATCGGATGGGACATGGGCGCCGCCCTCGCGCTGGCGCAGGCGCTCGGGATTGCGCCCCTGATCACCGCCGAACTGCTGCCCGAGATCGAGGCGGTGATGGTGCGCAAACTGAACGAGCAGATGGAAGGACGCCGGAATGGCTGAGAAGAAGGTCTCCGTCCGCCTCGTGGCGGAGGGCGGACGGCGCGTACGTGCGGAATTGGAAGGGGTGGGCGATGCCGGTGCCCGCGGCTTCGGCCGCCTGTCGCGCGAGATGGAACTGGCGAACGCCCGGCTGGCCAGCTTCGCGCGTCGCGCAGGGCTTGCCCTCGGTGCAGCTGCCGCCGCCGCCACAGCCTCGCTCGGTCTGATTGTCCGTTCCACGGCCGAGAGTGCCGCACAGATCCGGCAGTTCGCGCAGGTCGCCAATGCCACGCCCGAAGCCCTGCAGCGCTGGTCGGCCGGGGCGCGCACCGTTGGGATCGAACAGGAGAAGCTGGCCGACATCCTGAAGGACGTGAACGACCGGGTCGGTGATTTCCTGCAGACTGGCGGCGGGCCGATGGCCGATTTCTTCGAGAATGTGGCTCCGCGTGTGGGCGTCACCGCCGACCAGTTCGCGCGGCTGTCAGGGCCCGAGGCGCTGCAGCTTTACGTCGACACACTTGAACGCGCTGGTCTCAGCCAGCAGGAGATGACCTTCTATCTCGAGGCCATGGCGTCTGACGCGACGCGGTTACTCCCTCTCCTGCGCAACGGCGGTGCGGAGATGGCCCGGCTGGGTGATCAGGCCTCCAACCTTGGCGCGGTGCTGGACAGTGATGCCCTCGAAGCCCTGCGCCGTACGCAACTGGCACTGGGCACCGTATCCCTCGTGTTCGACGGCCTGCGCAACCGCATCGCCGTCGCCGTCGCCCCGACCATCGAGGCGCTGGCGAATACCTTCGTGGCGCTGGCGTCCGATGGCGGCATTCTGCGCTCGACCATCGACACACTGATCGGCAACCTCGGGCGTCTGGCGTCATATGCGGCAACTTTCGCGGCCGTCATGGCCGGGCGCTGGGTGGCGGGTCTAGCCGCCGCGGCCTTGTCGGTGCGCGGCCTTGCTACCGCCTTGGTCTTCCTTCGAGGCGCCCTGATCCGCACCGGCATCGGGGCGTTGATCGTTGGGGCGGGCGAACTGGTCTACCAGTTCTCGCAGCTGGTGGCCCGGGTCGGCGGCGTAGGCGAGGCGTTCCGCCTGCTCGGCGATCTGGCCCGCGAGGTCTGGTCGCGCATCGGCCTGTCGCTGGACGCGGCGCTGGCGCGGATGGCGGCCGGATGGGAGGGCCTGAAGGCGGCGGGGCTCTCGGCCCTTGAGGGCACCATCGCAGGCGTCGTCAGCTTCGGCGACCGGACGGCGGCGATCTTCCAGGGAGCCTATGACGCCGCGGTGGCGATCTGGGGCAGCCTACCCGGTGCCATCGGTGACTTCGCGTTCCAGGCCGCAAACGGGCTGATCTCCGGCGTCGAGGCGATGCTGAACGGGGTCGTCACCCGGATCAACAGCTTCATCGAGACCCTGAACGCGGCGCTTGCGTTGCTTCCGGAATGGGCCACCGGCGAAGGTGGCGTGCGGATCGGCATCCTCGACCCGGTGGAACTGGGCCGCATCGGCAATCCCTTCGAGGGCGCCGCGACCGCTGCTGGTGCCGCCGCCGCAGATGCCTTCTCCGCCGCGCTGGCACGCAGCTATCTCGAGCCGCCTGACCTCGGCCTCGGGGCCATGGCCGACGATGCCCGCGCCCGGGCCGACGGCTATCGCGAGGCGGCCGGGATGCTCGCCGATGCCGCCGGTCGGCCGCTCGCCAGCTGGCAGGCGCTGAAGGATGCGGTGACCGGTACCGGAACAGAGGCGGAGACCGCCCTGGCCGATGCGGCCGCATCGGCCGATGCTCTCATGGCTGGGCTGAACGACACGGCCACTGCCGCCGATGGTGCGGGAGGCGCAGCACGCGACGCGGGGGCCGCTGCAGCCGAGGGCGCGGACGCAGCCCTCACCGGCTGGCAGGCCGTCACGGCCGCGCTGGCCGATTATGCCGCCAGAGCGCGCGACATCGGCGGAGATATCGGCAGTGCGCTGGTCGGGGCCTTCACCTCGGCAGAGAACGCCATCGGTGATTTCGTGAAGACCGGCAAGCTCGACTTCCGCGACCTGGTCACTTCCATGATCGCCGATCTGGCCAAGCTCGCCGCCCGTCGTTTCATCCTCGGCCCCATCGCCAATGCCCTTTCCGGAGCGCTGGGCGGCGCGGGCGGCATCTTCGCCAACATCCTGCACTCGGGCGGGATGGTCGGCGCCCCCAGTCCCGGCCGGTTGGTCCCGGCTTTGGCCTTCGCCAATGCCCCACTCATGCACAACGGCGGCTGGGCCGGTCTGCGGCCCGATGAAGTTCCCGCGATCCTGCAGCGCGGCGAGCGGGTTCTGTCGCGCCGGGAGGCGACGGGCTACGGCCAGGCGGGTGCCTCCACCGTCAATGTCACAATCAACGCCCGCGACGCCGAGAGCTTCCGCCAGTCGCGCACGCAGGTCGCCAGCGACATCGCCCGCGCCGTGTCGCTCGGCCGCCGCGGCATGTGAGGAACCGCCATGGCATTTCACGAGGTCCGGTTTCCGGACAATATCAGCCGTGGGGCGCGCGGTGGCCCGGAACGCCGCACCCAGATCGTCGAACTGACGAGCGGGGCCGAAGAGCGCAACGCCAGCTGGGCCAACTCGCGCCGCCGCTACGACGTCGCCTATGGCATCCGCCGAGCCGACGATCTGGCGGCGGTCGTCGCCTTCTTCGAAGCGAGGAACGGCCGCCTTCACGGATTCCGATTCAAGGACTGGGCCGACTTCAAGTCCTGCCTGCCATCCCAGACGCCCGGGGCGACCAATCAGCCGATTGGCACCGGCAACGGGTCGGCCACCCTGTTCCAACTCACCAAGCGCTACACTTCGGGCGCTCATTCCTGGACGCGGTCGATCACAAAGCCCGTCGCCGGAACGATGACCATCGCCCTGAATGGCACTCCGCAAGCCTCCGGCTGGTCGGTTTCCACGACCACCGGCCTCGTCACCTTCACCACCGCACCCGCCGCAGGCGTCGCCATCACCGCGGGCTTCGAATTCGACGTCCCCGTCCGCTTCGACACCGACGCCCTCGACGTCACCCTCGACCTCGAACGTCTGGGGTCCATCACCTCGATCCCGCTCGTGGAAATCCGCACATGAAGTCCCTGATCCCTGCGCTGCAGGCGCATCTCGAAGAAGGCACGACGACGCTGGCCTGGTGCTGGCGTATCACCCGCGCCGATGGCGTGACCTTCGGATTCACAGACCACGACCGGACATTGTCGTTCGACGGGACCGAGTTCGAACCGGAGAGCGGGCTGACGGCGTCCGAGGTACGATTCGGCTCTGACCTGTCGGTGGACGCGCAGGATGCACAGGGCGTTTTGTCGTCGGACCAGATCACCGAGACCGACATCCTCGACGGCCGGTGGGACAATGCGGCGGTCGAGGTCTGGCGGGTGAACTGGTCGACCCCAGCGCAGCGCGTACTTATGCGCCGAGGTGCCATCGGCCAGATCCGGCGTGGGCGGCTTGCCTTTGTGGCCGAGGTGCGCAGCCTTGCCCATGTCCTCGGCCAGACGGTCGGGCGGACGTTTCAGGCGAGCTGCGACGCCGCGCTGGGCGATGTGCGCTGCGGGGTGAACCTCGAGGCCCCGGCCTTCAAGGGCACTGAACCGCCCCGTCTTTACCGGAGGGCAAAACTCTCGGAGAATTGCCCATTATGGAACAAGCACAAAAGAAGAAGACCTCGAAGCCGTATTCACCTGAGTTCCGCGAACGCGCGGTGCGGCTTCTAT